TTAAATTTTGCAAAAGATTTATTAGATAAATTTAAAGATTTTAATATTACAATGATAACTGGTAACCATGATGCATGGTATAAAGATACATCTGAGATTAATAGTTTAAGTATTTTAAAAGGCTATAAAAACTTAACCGTTTATGATAAGCTTGCAACCGTAGAATATAAAAATAAAATTGTATCATTTTGTCCATGGGGTACTAAAATTGATGATATACCTGATAGTGATCTAATATTCGGGCATTTTGAATTAGAAAATTTTAAAATGAATATGTTTAAAATTTGTGATCATGGAGATAATCCAGATGTATTAGTAGAAAAATCAAAGTTAATTTTTACCGGGCATTTTCATGCAAGAGATGAAAAACATTATAAAAAGCAAGATAGTTCTATTATATATGTCGGTAATCCTTATGAAATGGATTTTGGAGATACAATGCAGACTAAAGGTTATTATATTTTAGATTTTGATAAATTAACATATAAATTTTTTGAAAATAGTATTACACCCAAACATATAAAAATTATTTTATCTAAGCTAATTAATTTAACTGAAGTTGAAAATGTATTTAAAAAATCTTTACCGGGTAATATTATAAAATTAATTATAGATAAAAATATTAGTAGTGATCATTTAGATGCTTTAATAACTAAACTTACAACTTATAAGCCTGTAGAATTAAGGATTGATTATGATGTAAATTATAATAAACTTAAAATAGAAAATGATCAGGATTATGATTTATCAGGCGTTGATATTAAACATGCAATAGAAGAGTTCGTTAATATGTTGGATATTGAAAATAAAAAAGATGTTGTAAATTATTCACAGTCATTATATGAAAGAGTTAAATGAAATACATAAGCTTTAAAGAATTAAAAATTAAAAATTTTTTATCTATTGGTGAGGAAAACGTTATAGTTAACTTTGAAAAGGGTTTGCATATTGTGACCGGTATTAATAGAGATAAAGAAGATAGAAGAAATGGTGTAGGTAAAAGTACTATAGCTGATGCTTTATACTTTGCTATATTTGGTGCCACTTTAAGAGATATTAAAAAAAATTTTATACCTAATAATCTAACTTCAGGTACTTGTGAAGTACAATTATCATTTACCGTTGACGATCCAAAGCATGGTATAAACGAATTTGATATTATTCGTACTTTAAACCCTAGTAAGGTTTACGTATATAAAAATGGTAACGATAAAACAAGAGATAGTATATCTAATACCAACGAATATATTAATACAGTTTTATCATCAACCCCTGAAATATTTCAAAACTGTGTTATAATGACTCTTAATAATCATGTACCTTTTATGGGTAAGAGTAAAACTGAAAAACGTAAATTTATAGAGCAAATTTTTAATTTAGAAGTTTTTAGTAAAATGCTTGGAGAGTTACGTAATGAACATAATGAAGTTAAGCGTAATTTTGATATAGAAATAACAAGATTAGAAGAAACTAATAATCATTTAAATACGCAACAGCAACAAGTTGATAACTTCGAAGAAAATAAAGCTCAAAGAATATGTAGAATAGAAGATCAAATAGATACAAAAAATAAAGATTTAAACAATTATAAAGAAGAAAAAAATACTGTAGAATCATTAGATGAAAAACCTTATATAAGAAAATCAGATGAACTAAATGAAGAAATAGTTAATTTAAGTAAAGATAAAAATGAAAAATATGAAAAAATAGTTCAACTAAAAACTAATTTAACAGCTAATAAAAATACTTTAGCAAAAATTGGTACCGATGAAGCAACTTGCCCTATGTGTTTGAGATCATTAGAAGAACATGATAAAGATTTAATTGAATCGGAAAAAGAAAAAATTAATAATATATTAGATGATATTTTAAATGATATAAAAAATAATAAAAAAGATTATGAAATTATAGTTAAAGGAATCAATAGTTATTCCGCAGCTAAAACTAAAATTGATAATAAAATTAATGAAATAAAAAATCAAAAAGATAATATTTCTTACTTAGAACGTAACATAACTGAGATTGAAAATATTATTAATCAGTATAATTCTGATATTAATAATATTAAAAATGAGACTAATTCATTTGATGGTTTAATTATAGATACTACTAATAAAATTAATGAAATAAAAAATGAAATAGATTCAATTAAAAAAGTTATTAATTTAATGGATGTGGTTAAATTTGTAGTTAGTGAAGAAGGTGTTAAAAGTTTTATAGTTAAAAAGATACTTTCACATTTTAATGGTAAGTTGACTCATTTTTTAAAGAAGTTAGATAGTAATTGTATTTGCGCATTTAATGAATATTTTGAAGAGGAAATTATAAATGAAAAAGGTAAGATTTGTTTATATAATAATTTTTCAGGGGCAGAAAGAAAAGCTATTGATTTAGCTTGTTTATTTTCTTTTATGGATATGAGAAAATCTCAAGGTGATGTTTATTATAATATTAGCTTTTATGATGAATTATTTGATAGTAGTTTAGATGAAAAAGGTGTAGATTTAGTACTGGAAATATTAAATGAACGAGTAGATAAATATAATGAATGTGTTATGGTAATAAGCCATAGAAAAGAAAGTATAAAATCTGCTAACGGAGATATTATATTTTTAGAAAAACACAATGGCGTCACTAGAAGAGTAAATTTTATTGATTAATTAATATTATGCTAATACAAGGTAATAAACCATTTCAAGCTAATAATCCATTTATAGCAAGGCCTTTTCAAAATAATGTTATAATACCCCAACAACCCCAACCTACCCAAGCTCAACCGCCTGCAACACAGGAACAAAATTTAATTAGATTTTTAAATTATTATGCTGATTATTCGGGCTGCGGTCACTGGAGAATGATATGGCCTGAACAGGTAATGAATGCTCATAGTAAAGCTGTGGTTCATGGTACTACAGTAATGAATGTTGATGAAAGATATTATATTCAAACAAAAGGTATAAGAATACAAAGACAAGCTACCCCAGCCCAGTTACAGTTTGTCCAGTGGTTAAGAAAAGTAGCTGATAAAAATAATATTAGATTAATATATGAAATAGATGATATTTGTTTTCATGAAGATATACCTGATTATAACAAATATAAAAACGCATTTGTTGATCCTAATATAAGAAATGCTGCTCAAGAAATGATGAAGATATGTGACGAGGTAACAGTTACTTGTCCATTTATGAGAGATTATTACAAAGCTAAAACTGGTAATAATAATGTAACAGTACTACCTAATTTTATGCCTAAATTTTGGTTAGGTCATTATTGTGACTTAAACAGAACTATGGAAAGTTATGATAAAAATAAAAGAAAACCTCGAATTTTATACGCAGGCTCCGGAGCTCACTTTGATATAGAAAATAGAGTTAAATTTAAAGATGATTTTTATCATGTAAATGATGTTATTAGAAAAACTATTGACAAGTATACATGGGTGTTTTTAGGAGCTCATCCATTACCTATTAGAGATTTAGTACAATCAGGTAAAGTTGAGTTTCATCCGTGGAGAAGGCTATTTGAATATGGTCAAGGCCTATTTGATTTAAATGTTAATATAATTGTAGCCCCACTACAAGATAATACATTCAATAAAGCTAAATCTGATTTAAAATATATTGAAGCTTGCGCTTTAGGATTACCGATAGTTTGTCAAGATTTAGTTACCTATGAGAATGCGCCGATCAAATTTAAAACTGGGGACGATATGATAGCCCAAATTGAAACTACTCTACAAGATAGAAAACGTTATAAATCAATTTGTAAAAAAGCTCGTCAATACGCTAATACGAGATGGTTAGAAGATGATAAAAATATTGATTGTTATTTAGAATTATATCAGTATGCGGTAGATGATCCTAAAAGAGTTAATCTTGGTAGATATAATTAGGAACTATCATATAATTGTATTGTGAGTTACCGCAATATATACTATGACCCTCGAGAAAGATGTATTAACTTATTTACTTGGAACAAAGAAGGTAAAAGAATTAAGGTAACTACTTCTTATGATCCATACCTTTACGTTGAAGGTAAAGGTGATTATGAATCTATTTATGGTACTAAATTAATTAAAAAAAGTTTTAGGACCCAATATGATAGATACAAGTATATTAAAGATACTGGGGTAAAAAGAGTATTTGAAAATCAACCTGCAGTTCAGCAGTACTTAATTGATACTTTTTGGAAAGTAAATGAAAAAACTGAGTTTAGTAAAAATCCTATTAAAGTATTATTTTTAGATATTGAAACTTATTCACCTGATGAGTTTCCTCAACCTGCTAATCCTACACATACTGTTAACGTTATAACAGTTTTTGATTCTTTAAATCGTCATTACTATACTTTTGGTTTAAAAGATTTTAATAATAAAGATGAGGATGTAACTTATATTAAATGTTCTACTGAAAGAGAACTATTTATGAGGTTTGTAGAGTATATAGAAAAAGATTACCCGGATATAATGTCAGGTTGGAATAGTGAGTTTTTTGATTTGCCTTATATTTTAAATAGATGTACTCGTATACTAGGGGATGAATGGACTAATAGAATATCTCCTTCAGGGAATGTATATAGTAGAACTATACGGGGTCAGTTTGGTCAAGAGCAGACTAGATGGTATGTTGAAGGAGTTTCATTAATTGATTACCTTGATGTATATAAAAGATTTTCAGTAGGTATAAAAGAAAGTTATAAACTTGATGCTATTGGTGAAGCTGAGTTAGGTGAGAAGAAAGTAGATTTTGGTAATATGAATCTAGCTACTTTATCAGATACTGATTGGCAAACGTTTGTTGAATATAATATTCAAGACGTTAGACTTTTAACTAAGCTTGAAGATAAGTTAAAATATACAGAACTTATTAAGATGTTAGCTTATGTAGGGTTAACTACCTTTGAAGCTGCTATGGGTTCTCTTTCAGTAATCAATGGTGCTACTGCAGTTATATCAAGAAGGCGAAATCAATGCGTACCTTCATTTATAAGAAACGAAGATTCAGGCAAGAACCCCGGGGCTTATGTTGGTGAACCTTTGCAGGGGTTTCAAGAAAATATAATATCATTTGATGCTAACTCTCTATACCCTAATGTAATGATATCTCTTAATATGTCTCCAGAGACTAAAGTTGGTAAGATTGAGGATAAAAATAATAATGAAATAGTTATACGTCATGCAAACGGTAAAGTATTTACTTTAACTCATGAGAAGTTTTTACTATTTTGTAAGAAAGAAGAAATAGCAATAAGTAAAGCTAACGTATTATTTACTCAGAAAAAGAAAGGGGTAATGCCTGAGATTTTAGATTATTATTATAATAAAAGAGTAGAGGTTAAAAAAGAATTAGGTAAATTAAGAAAAAAATATTTAAAAAATAAAAATACAAAACTTAAGTTTCAAATAGAACAATTAGATGCAAAGCAGTTATGTATAAAAGTTTTAATTAATTCTATATATGGTTACTTTGGTAATAAGCATGCACCTTTTGGTGATGATGATATAGCTTCTTCAATTACTTTAACTGGTCAATCAGTTATTAAGATGTCTAACGAATTACTTAAAAAATATATTAAGAAAAAGACCGGTATAGAAGACGAAAAAACTCTTAATGATTGTATTATATATAACGATACTGATAGTAGTTATATTTCAGTAAAACCTTTGATTAAAGCTGGATTATCTTTTACTGATAATAATGGAAAACTAACTAAAGAATTTTATGATGAAGTTCAGAATATTGAAGATTTTTTAAATGATGAAATTAAAGTATGGGGTAGTAAAGCTTTAAACTCTAAAGATTGTAGATTTGTATTTAAACGTGAAATGATAGCTGATGTAGGTATCTTTTTGCAGAAAAAACGTTATGTTATACATGTGTTAGATGATGAAGGTATACCTACTGATAAGTATAAGTATACAGGGGTAGAAGTAGTAAGAAGTACTATGCCTGATGCAATTAAACCTCACGTTAAAGGTATAATTGAAACTATGTTATCTACTCAAAGTATAACTGAAACGAATGCAGTACTAGATAAAACTTATAAAATTTTTAAAGACTTACCAGTTGAAGATATAACGTTTGTTTCCGGATTAAAAGGTTATGAAAAATATGCAGGTCAATGTGATGGTTGGAAAACTGCTAAAGGCATGCCTATACATGTTAAAGCAGCTTATTATCATAATTTATTACTTAAGAAGTTTAATATAGAAAAAGAATATGAAACTATTAGTTCCGGTGATAAAGTGAGATATTTTTATCTACAACAGCCTAATCCTTATAACTTACCAAGTTTAGCTTACAAATATTATTACCCTGATGAATTTAAAAAAATATTTCACGTAGATTATGATAAGATGTTTGAAAAAAATCTATACGCAGTTATAGAAAGATTTTATGAAAATGTTAAATGGTCTATACAAAAGCCTGGTAATGCAGTTCAAACTAATTTATTTGATCTTTTAAGTTGAATTATAAAAAATAGTTATTAAAATATATGTATGTCAGACAAAAAATATACTACTTTTATTGATAATGCAGGACGTGCACTTTTTGCAGAAATTGGAAGCGAAACTTCAGATGAATTAGTTGCAAAAAATCCTGTTATGATTACGGTCCAACAAGGAGAAAATGGTCAAATGGCTGTTCAATTATTTCCTTTATTCTTTCAAGAATTTGTTTCACCAGAAGAAGATGGTACTAGATCTAACTATTTTACCTATAATAAGAAAAATATAGCTATTGGTACACAATTTAAAATTGAACCTCGTATTTGCGAACAATATGAAAAAATAGTAAACCCAGTTTTAGTACCTGCTAATCAACCAGAAAGTGAACCTGAAGTTATTAAACTATTTGATGAATAATATATGTTAATCCAAAAAAAGGTTCAAAAAATTATTTTAGATTATATTGAACCGATTTATGAATTTAATTTAAATTCTGAATTCAAAAATATGGGTTGTGATTCAATGACTATGATGGATATAATTTTAGAAATTGAAGATGAGTTTAAAGTAGAAATAACTGGTGATATACTTGAAAAAATTAAATCTCCAAAAAATTTAATAACTTTTTTGGAAGGAGTAGAAAAATAAATAAAAAATAGCCTCTCATATATGAGAGGTTCCCTATAATGACACCACAAGAAATATGGGATTATAAATTAGGATGGAAATCTTACGGTTTTTCAGTACCATTTCATTCTGATTGGGAAATGGAATATACAGACTTTTGTAAAGAAAATTTTAATAAATGGCAATGGGATATTTATAGGTGGACTAATGTTTATGAGCATACAATGCAATTTGAAAAATTAAAAGATGCTGATAAATTTAAAGAA